ATCTTAGTCTTACCACCTGCAACGGTCTTAAACATCACATCAGCGGCAGTTGCAGCATCTAAACTTTCACGCTTAAATACATTCATTGCCGATGTAATCATATTGGCACTTTCAACCGTTGTACCTAGCCCCGCAACCCCTAATTTGGTTGATTGCTGCAATACGTTCATGGCATCAGCCGCCCCAATCCCTGCACTCCTAATTTGATATAGTGATTCTGTAAGGTCGTGTATTGCAACGGGTGATTTTTGAGCAATAGCCAATACCCTCTGACCCATTGCATCCATATTCTCCTTAGTAGTATCAACCAATGTAGATACATTAGTCATTTGTTTATCAAAATCCATTGCAGCCTTAGCCGCCAAACCTAAAGGGACTGCCAACCCAACGCCAATTAATCCCGCTGTACGACCTACCGCCATTGCCTTAGTAGATATGGCAGTTAATGACCTTTCCATCTTAGCCCCCGCAATAGTTGCAGACGTACCAATAAGCTGATTACCCGCTGCAATCTTAGCCTGTACGGCACTCATACCATCAATTGCACGATATAAAGTAGGAATTATAAACATACGTTAAGCCCAAATAAAGCCACCTGATTTTTTATATTTTACGGAAATGCATTTAACAATACCTTGAACGTCTATATTATTTTCTTTAGCTGCCTCTCTCCTTGATTTGTAAACCCCTTGTATAAACCCATCTAATGATATTTTTATTGTTGATTTACTTGCATCTCTGCATTTCCTTTTTAAAGTAGTATATGCGTGGTGTATATTCTCGCTTGTTGTAACCCATTCAAGATTATCAACATTATTATTGTTTTTAACCCCGTCAATATGATTTACTTCGGGTTTATTTTCAAGATTAGGGATAAACGCATTTGCCACAAGTCTATGTATTCTTCCTATTTTTTTTTGCCATTTTTGACTAATGTGCATGAAACATACCCTCTGCATATCGAAGATGATTTTATTATCTTTTCATTGTTTATAACAAAATCCTTAGCTTTCATATTTGGGGATTTCAAAAAAGATTTCACCCTACCCAAATTGCTTATTTGGTATAGCCCCTCGTATCCTATAATATCCTTCCAAATTTCATGTACCATTACTTGCTATTTGGTTTGTTTATTTCTTTGACTACTTCATACCAATATACGATACCTTCATAATCAATATTATCTAAAAAAAGCCCGCCAATGTCGGCAGGCTTCCAATGAAATTCTAAAGCAACTGTTTTTATGATATAGTCGATGTCTAACCCTTCACCTTTCTCATTTACTACATAAAAAAAACCGCAATAGCCTGAGCCGTGTTATAATCGCTACTATCCATCTTGTCCAAATGGCTCATTGCTTTTCCTGTTGCTGCTGCTATGGTGGCAATACATTTACCATCAAAATCAGTAGGCTTAACATTTACCGATGCTTTCCTCATTTCGCCAATGGTCAAACGTGGTACATATTTCAACACGGTTAAATCAAGTTCAGGAACAGGACAATTCAATGTTTGAGATAACTCAAATGTTGTTGCATTTATTGTTAACTCTCCATCACATACCGCCTGAATAAGCGTATCAATTTGCGCCTTGTAAGTTTCCTTTGGGGCTGCCTTAACTTTTTTATAGTCAAGCCATGAGTTAATTTCCTGCGTTGCTACTTTAATATCTACTGCCATAAGTTATATGATTTGAAGCGTACCGCCTCCGCTTGCTTTAAGGTCAATTGTTGAACTGTTACCGTTGCCGTTTATATCTCCTGTAATAGTTCCCGTTCCTTTGTAAATAACACCGTTAATATTAGCAAAAGTATAGGTAGCCAATTCGGGACTTGATGCAAGTGCGCTTAACACTTCCAGCTCATGCGCTCCCGACATATCCCATCCTAATTTTACCGCAAAACTCCAGCGGGTACGATTAATTTGGTTAATCATAGTGCCATTAGCTTGCACCATATTAGCATCATCGCTTGATCGGAATCCGCCATTATCATAGGTGCTATCCTCTGACGATTTAGGATTTAATACCCCCGTTCCTATTGTCGGGTGGTTGTATGTTATTTCGATTATATCACCGCCTGATGGCATAGTATATTAAATTTAAACTGTTCCGAAATTAAAACCCGCTTCCGCTGTTGTGGCTGCAATCCTTGCAACTCCTGTACGCTTGTATCTGAAAAATGTTTCCAGCCTGTCAGGGTTAATGCTGCTGATACCTACCTGAATTGAATCTTGCATGAACTTAGTATCTGCTACCAATCCATTAGCCGACAAACTACCGGCAAGACCTGAAACAAGTGCTTTCCATTGCTTAGGCTTAATAACATTGCTTGCATTAACTATGTCCCCGTCAGTTGCAATCATGTGATTAACGACATTGATTTGCTCTAAAAGATAGTATGCAAAACGTACATTACTATCTAACATCAAATTGCGGCAATACCTGAATTGTGGTGGTACTTCGCCAACTGGATGGTAAGTAGTTACAAAATCCTGAACCTGATATTTACCCGCTACAATATCAACCGTTGACATGCCTTTCTTTACAATGGCATCTCTTACGTCATAACTTGCCGTTTTAGGCGTTGTAGTAGCTACGGGCATATCAGGGTAAGAAAGACCCATTACGTCAAGCTGTGGTGTATCCTGAGTGATGCGAGCAAACAATGTACACATATTCGCTGCGGCTTCCATTGCCAACCCTTTACTCAATGGCGCGGGGGCTGCTGCAATCGTAACATTATCCTTGTCTGCATCTGTAGTAATTACATTTGCTGAAGTAGTATCGCTATCCTCAACCGTTCCCGTGATGGCAATAAATGGCTTAAAGACAATACCCTGAAAACGGCCTGTTGGATTAGTCGGTGAAGGGATACCGTTATACGCTTCCAATTCAGCAATAACTGTACTTTCAAACCCGTAAGAATTTATCACTTCTGTAACCCACTCATTACCGAATGAAGTAAGTGCCGATGCAACCGATGGAGTACCTACCCCTGATTGAGTAGATGCAATAACGTATGTAAGACCTAAATCAGCTGAACCCGTATCAACGCTTATAGTTATACCGTCTGCTGTTTTGCCGCGCCATTTTGATTCCGTGGTAACAACTGCGCCAACTGGTGAAGTCTGAGCCGCTGTAACTGGACATCCTAATACGTTATTGATAACATCATACATCTTTACCGCTACCTGAGTAGCCGTATCACCTGCTGATATATTAACTGCATAGCTGCCCCCATCCAAAGAATAACGGCCTCCTATAACAACGTAATGAGTGCCTCCTGCTGTAGCCGTTCCGCTAACTGTAATTGTTTGCTTTTTGCTAGTCGCTGCATTAGCTTCCAACTGAGGGTAGGCAATAACGGGAATTCCACCAATAGCCCCACCGCCATTAACAGGGAACAAGATACGGCTAATTACATGCATGGGTGAACCATATCCATATAAATTACCCGCCTGTTGTGCTGATGTTATCTGTACTGGTGTTGTTGATACTGTTTGATTTGCGTGGTTAGCTTCTGCAAGTATAGCTACCCTTTGTGGCAGGTTTTGGGACGTTTCAGAAAAATCGCCCTTAGTTAATTTATACCCTACAATACGGGAAATTCTTTCTAAACCAACTGCATCTGAAATCATGTAAGTTACTTTGATGCTAAAATTAGTTTTGTCTTATACCTTTACTTATTATTGTCCCTTTTTATTTAGGGACATTTTATTTTGTATATCCAAAAAATCTAGCCGTAAAATCTAACCATGATAACTTTTCTAACTTAGCCTCTTTACATATTTTCGTAACAAATATATCCCTAACCGTCATATTATAGATATAACAGTCCCACATGTGATTTTGCTTTGACGCATCTTTCTTTTGCCAAATGTTTTTTACTCCGCTGCCGTCTTTATTAGCCATTATAATTCTATGCTCACTTTCAAAGTGTTCAAAGAAATTAGTATAACCAAATAACCCTTTTGATGGTTGGGGAAAATTCATGAACCCATAAGGCTGACTAGGTTCATCTTTTAAAATGTTCAATTGCATAAATTCGGCTAATTGGTCTTTATACCTCCCGACTACCACATTATAAAACGGGCCTCCTTTTGACCTCATAGGGGTAAAAAATGGCAAATCCCGTCTTTCGCTTAAATATTCATCCTCTCCTTTCAGCCCTACTACATGGATATAGGGCAAAGGATTTATCTTATCAATATATGGATAAGCGTATGTAGTAGCGAAATAACCGCAATCTAAACCCGTCATGCATATCTTCATAGGTTGCCTCCCACTATCAACGGGATAATCTGCAAATATGATACGGTTAAATTCATCCCATACATTATTATGTCTGCCAAATTCATAAGTCCATGTTTCACGGTCTTTACCGTTACCGCCTTCTCTCGGAATAAATGTACCTATACTCCCATGCTTAATTATATAGCTTGCCCCTGCTGCACTCCAAGCGGTAATAATATAATCTAGCCTTGCATCATCCTTTGTCCCGTTCATATCCGCCCCACATGTAACCATAACTATTTTCCCGTTACCATCTGCAATTGATAGCTTTTCAGGTATAGTCCCAATCTCATAGTTTCGGACATTCTTTTGTATGTTCTTGGATTGTGTTTCGGTTGCCTCACCTTCGTAACATTCCCCTAAACAAGTATTTACAAATGTTTTATACTCCGCTTCTTTCCGTGGTTGCCCTTTCGGGTGCGCCTCCACAAAATTATGTACATAATGTTTCCAGTCGTACATTCCAGCGGGGGCATATAATGAAGGCGTATGATAACTGAAATATCCTAACTGTGATGGTTCAGCGGTGGGAACCCAAAACCCGCCATTTAATTGATTGTGTTTATATTGGTCTGTGAAAAAACCACCACATTTATAACAACAATATCCAACTGATTTGTCTATAACTTTCCCTCTGTGGTCTAATTCGTACACTATGCCACCATCATTGGATGCTACCGTACCATCTAAAGGGTTTATAACGTCCCCGTTCTTTACCTCCCATCTAAATATTATAGGCTCATGGCAGCAAGGACACTCTACATTGTAATATCTTTGGTCTCCAAGCAAAAAAGCGGGTAAAATATTACTTGTTTCTTTTAACTCAGGGGTGCTTATATAAAAAATCTTATGATTGTCTGAATATGCAGCGAAACGACCTTCTATTAATTTACGGGTGCTACCTGATTCTTTAGATGCAGCTTTTACCGCTTCAAAGTCATCAAAAAAACCATATTTTAGCGATACATCACGCCAATTTTTATGATTATTTGCGCTAGTTATTACGATATAACCACCTGAAAAGTCCTTTTTTGTATTAGTATCGCCCGATTTTTGCGCCCGATTTCTAAGTGCCTGTGGTTTGATAAATTTACGCGTACCGCTGCTATCAATTATTAAATCTAGCTTTTCGGTGGCTTTTTCTATCAAATCAGGTGCTCCAACGGTAAAATAAGTATTTGCAGGTGAATTCCTGATAATATACACCAATGCAGGTATAATAACTCCTGATGATGCCCCAATCTGTAAACCTTTCATCCATGCAACCCATTTAGCGGGGTCATCTGCTAATAGTCTGTTTATTATTTCCCGACAATAAGGGGTCTTACTGTACCTGTATGGCCCACGGAAAGGCAATCCCATTACAACATTCTGCTCTACCCAATCGGAAGGCTTAATATTGGAACGGTGAACAACTCCCGATTTAATTATTTTTTCAAATTGGGATATGTACGGTATAGTGTTATTGTCTATTGGCATTTATCTTTTGGTAATAGTTCGGGCATATAATGGTTGCTATCCTCTCTTTCAAAATAGGATTTAGGGATAAGGATGGTATTCCCATCCGGAGAAAATGTAATTAACTCACATTCTTCTTTAGTAAAATTATGAAATGCTTTTGGGGGCTTTTCATCAGGGCTAAGTATTCTAGTTTCGTTGATTTCGGAGAAAAATAAACTTTCTGGAATTTTAATTAAATTTCCTCCATAAACCCATTGGTCACCGCCCAAACAATGGCAAGCAGACCAATTAACAGGGCTATCGCTTTTGATTTTCACCCAATAATACCCCGCTTGTCTTGTGTTGCTCATAAAATCATAGTTGGTAATGGTAAATTTAATGGTATTTTTTTGTATATTTTTTCGCACTCTTCTTTATCTGGCAGCCTATTGGCGTAGTACCAAAAATTCTTTAACTGCTGATAGCTAATTACATTAGATTGAACGAAATTTATTATTTCAACCTCGATCATGCCTGTCCATTGCCTCAGCGTTACAATTGTTATATCAAATGTCGTGTTGCTCATAAGTTATGCTTTGTTCCCCGAACCTATACGCTCGGAAAATTCGTTAACAATATTCTCGACTTCCTTTAAACTCATGATAGTTGCCTTATCTATTCCCTCATTAATTGACAATGTAATCTCTCCCCGCATTTCTGCTATTTCCATAGGGTTAAAATCCTTTATCTTGGCGTACATGGTCAATATCCTATCACATGCATTTTCAAACGCTGAAATCAAAGATTGATTATGCTGCAATAATATAGGCTCTATTAATTCAGATGGGACTACTACGCCTCTTTTTTTCTCTATCTCTAACTGTAATTTCTCGACTTCTTTCTCCCGCTTCTTTGCATCCCAAAACTTAACAAGCTGCTCCGATTGTTCATAAGATGGTAATTCGGTATCTGTAGTAGTCTTATCGTCTTTAGGTAAATATACTGGACTACTATTAAAATTAGGAATATTCCCCTTTGTTTTCCCTTTAGCCGTTCTCTTTGTAAGAAAAAAACCGTTAGTAGGGTTTTCAGTATCGATGTAACCTGCTTCATTTATGACTACTTGCGCCCTGCTAGGATGCAGGTAAACCGCCAAAGCATTTGTTTCCATGCCACATGCATGAGCAAACTCCTTTTTAGTCATTAATGCCATAAATTTGATAGCTACTTATTTTGTTGCAAGTAACGCCTTCAATACAAAAGTATTGATTTTAACCACATAAACAACATTTTTTGCAGAAATCTTGCAACAATTACGCGCGCGCGTTAAAAT